TATTCCACCTAATACTGGAATAAAAGGTTTTTCAACAAAAGAACCCTTTCGAGTTAACCTGTTTAAATTTACTGATTTACCAGACCAAGTAGAGAGCCAAAATTCTAAATCAGAACCCTCACGGTACTTGTTCATATCTTTTAACCACCCCGCAAGCTCGTCTTTAAACACTCCTACTGCGTTGTCGCTTTCTTGATGCAAATCAACTAAAGCCTCTAGGGTAATATCATTTGCTATAAATTGAGATTTTATAGGCTTCATTACTTCTGAATGCTCTTCTTTTTCTTTTTTAGAAAGTGCATTATAGTAATCATATTTTTCACTTTCTTTGATGTATTTCTTTATTTCCTTTGCGTTTATTTTAGTAAGAGGAAAAACAATATTTGAAATACTTGGAGTTTTACCTAGTCCAGCTTTTCCTACAATAGAAATCCAAACAGATAGATTTTCATTCCACCCCTTTTTTACCTCAACATCTATTGAATTTCCAATACAAACAGATATTAACCAAAGTAAAGAACAGCCCATATATTCAATTGAACTATCTAATTTAGAGTTGCACTCGATTAAATAATCTTGAATGTCTTTGTGAAAAATATCAATAGGAAATATTAAATCTTCAATATTTATTTTTGCTTCTTCTTGAATTTCAATTGAATGCTTTAGCTCTTTTATTTTTGCTTTAAGCCGTGACCCAAATCCTTTTGAATATAAATCTTTTGCCGTTTCAGAAAAGTTACCAGAGTGAAATTTCCATGCATAAGCAATAAAAGGAGTTATTTGTTTTTCATGTGGATATATTGTGCCTGTACTAAAAAGATACATTCTATTATCTTCTTTATAAACATATCCCGAATGAGGTGATGCAGAACCGTGTCTTTTGATTACATATTTTTTATTATGATTTGCGACAATAGTAAAATCAGAACCTATTACGTCAAATATATTTGTTTTTTGATTGTAATCGTCCCAACAAGTAATCTCAGTTTCTTGATATTCTGTTTTTGTTCTTTTTGGTTCAATGGGAATTTCTTCAACATAATTATATGTTCTAGAGCAGCTCCAAAGGATCTCTCTATCTTCTTCTGTAATTTCTTGTATTTGATGGTAATTTATTTCACTTAAAGTATCTTCATAAGCGATTACCATTCCGCCTTCTCCTCTAGATTCAATTAAAGCTTCTGGACTTCCTTTTAGTTTTGCTATTTTTGTATTCCCTCGTAATGTTGCGCATCGATAAAGAATATGAAACCCTTTATTCAAGGTTTTTTTAATTACAAACTTCTTATCGAAGTCATCGATATTGTCTTTCAAAAATCCTAAATATTCATCCCAGAACTCCTTTTGTTCTTTTAATGTAGAAAGTGTTTTACAATCAATGTCTATAACCTCAAGATTATTAAACCCCGTAACTAAACCAAACTTAGGACTAGATAAATTAACCACCTCTTCAGGCGTCCTAGCTTCTGTTTGATATTTTTTCCATGATCCTATTGGGGCTTTATTCTCAGCACATGGAATTATAGAGAATCCATTCTCTGATAATTTTTTTAAATATTCTTTTTTCATTGACAAACTAAGGTATTTATTAACTTTGTTAAATTGTTATAGCTAAAAAATTAGCTAATTTTTATTAAAATTCCACCATTTACGGTAACTGTTGGTAACTCACCAGCTTTCACCATTTGGTTAATCCTTGCCCTAGTCAAGCCTTTTAATTTAGCGTACTCACTTTGAGTATAAAGGTCTTTTCTTATTTCTTTTGCCATTTTACAATGTTTAGTTTTAAATTCAAAGTAAAGCCTAATTTTCACTAGGCTTATTTATATTCTGCTAATATACAAAATTATTTCATTCCGTAGTCGAAAAAGTCCAATTTTTTCTGAAGTTCTTTTCTTCTATCGTTGTCAATTCTTTTTACCTGAAGATCTCGCAATTCTTTTCTATCATTTTCAATGTTAGTAGGATTGTATTTTGTACAGTCTTTTAATCCATGTTGTTTACATGAGTTTTGACAGAATTTGCAGTTACTTTTCTGAACTTTATTCATAGACATTTCTGGAATTCTTAGCACATCCATTTGGAGTTGAGTGTTGGCATTCGTTGCAATGTACTTTCATAAAAACAAATTTTGTTGTGATGTATGGTTTTTTATTCTTTCAATTGCTTTGTTGTAATAATCTGTATCTAATTCACAGGCTGTTAATTCAAACCCGTAATCGTGACAAGCTATTGCAATACTTCCTGAACCTAAATGAGTGTCGAGTATTTTATCTCCTTGTTTGGCGTATTTGTCTAAACACCATTTATACAATTCAATTGGTTTTTGTGTTGGGTGTATTTTTTTCTGATTGTTTTTTTTATCCCCATTCATCTTACCATCAAAGCCAGAGCCTTGTAACATCCCATTCCACATAAATTTAAATATACGAACTGAATCGTGTAAATTACAAGAGGCTATTTCTGCATCAGAAAAAGTTGAAGGTCCATTTACTTTGTCCCAAACTATTCTACCTACTGATGGAATATGATTAGCATAATAATTACAACCCCAAATAATTTGGTTTTTAGACACCCTGAACAGTTCATTAAAATAATTTATATCAGGTATACTCCACGATTCAGTTAATGGCTTATAATTTATCCTTTTGATGTTTAATTTATTTACTTCATTACCATAATATTTTCTTTTTTCTGGTCCGCTAAAATAAGGTGGGTCAACAATTGACAAATCAAAATAATTATCAGGATAGCGAGACATCAATAACATATTATCTTCGTTGGTGATTGTGATTTTATCAGTTACATTCATAGTTATTTTTATTAAATTAAATTCCACACCACAATCAATAAAATCCAAATAATCACAATAGCTTTTGCAACTGTGTTAAATATCATATTTGCTCTTTGGTCATCCATATTCATAATCTGTTCATTTTAGATTCGTAAATATAAAAAGTCTGTGTAATGTATACTGGAGTATAAACTATAATATCAATATCGTATTCTTTTTTTATCAAATCAAAATCAAGTTGACTATAATAAGGAATATTTTTATCTTTGTAGATATATTTAGCTCCTGTTTTTTTAAGCCTACGATTAATTGTTGATTTAGCTACTCTCCGAATCTCGGCCATTTCATTAACTGAATATTGCATATCTCTTTGGTTTTAAAAGGGACTCGACAAATGCAAGTCCCTTATCTTTCTTGTTAGTGAGGTGTTCATCAGAAGGGTAAATCCTGTTCAATATTGCGATTACCTTGAGGTGGCATTGGTGGTGCTTGTGTAGGAGTTGATGATTGCAAACGCTCTACTCTCCAACCTTGAATTGAGTTGAAATATTTAGTTACTCCTTGTGGATCAACCCATTCGCGACCACGAAGGTTTATGTGTATTTTAACAAATTCTCCGACTTCGTACGGATCAATTAAATCGCATTTATCCTGCACAAATTCAATTGCAATATGTTGCGGGTAAGTTTCGTCTGTGGTCACTACTACTAATCTCTTTAAAAATGTTCCGGTTCCTACATTTTCCGCAATTCCTTTTTCTTTTAATCTTCCTTCGATTTCCATTTTATTATATGTTAATTGTTAATAATGTGATATCTATCCTTGTTTTCTAGATAACATTTTCTAGCATCTTCTGGAGTGTCAAACGATCCTAATTGTTTCTTTTTGTAATTTAGCATTATTATGGCAATGTATTTTTTCGTCTTTTTACAAAAAGTATATCCTTTATTGTTTGACATATTCATTGCGTTTTGGCTTTTAGTAACACTTCTTAAATTACAAAGCCTATTATCTGTTTTTATTCTGTTTATATGATCTATACAATCAACAGTTTCATTATAAGAATAGTACCATGCCAATTGGTGTGCAAATACATAATAAGCAAATGAATCTGAATCTCTTACGGTTAACATGATGTATCCGTTTTTTGTTTTCTTTGTGCAAATTTTACCTGTTGGGCTTATTATGTATCCAGTTTCTGAGTTGTATGTAAAGCCTTTATTTAAGGCTAATTTTAATTTTTCCTCCCTACTCATAATACGATGGTTATGTATTTGAAACTGTTAAAAATTCTTTTCTATTATCTTTTACTTTTACAAACTCTACATTTGTTTGTAGGTTTTTGTATTTACTCCAAACTATTTTCATTTCTTCAATAGTTGATACTAATTCCATTTCGTTAATAGCTACTTTTATTTCACTTTCTCCTGAGTTACACCAGTCGGAAATTTCCTTCCCAGTATCTTCAGTAATCAAAAACGGATTTTTACCTTCAAATAAATTGGTACGATCTTTAGATGGAATTGCAAGATGTGTATCTCGATCGATGTTTAAAGAAATAGTCAGTTCATATTCCCAGCCTTCGCGTTGTACGTCTTTCATTCCTACTTTCTTTACTTTCTTGTCATCGCCCATTATAGTCTCCATTTTAGAACGAGTGCAGGTAATTACGTGAACATCAGAGTGCAGAATTGAATTAATGAATTTGTCATGTCTAGGTGTTGTTTGAGACCAAGCACTCCAAGTATTACCTCTATATTTACTTTGAGCCAATAATTCGTTTTCTTCAATCAAACAAGACCATTCATGCGTCGTGCTGTCAATTATTACAACTTCCATTCCGGCACTAACGCAAGCGTTTAACGCTTCGGTGTATTTTTCTGGAGTAAAAGGAGGCGACAAGTCAATTACATTGAATTCCCCCAAATTAGAGTAAAGACTTGCGCTTCCGTTTTCTGTGTCGATAACTGCCACTTTTGACCAATCACCGCAAATTCCTTTTGCCATTCTTAAAGCAGAATATGTTTTTCCAGCCCCAGAAGGAGCGGAAATATTAAGTCTTAGTTTGACTTGTTTTCTGGTTGCTTTTTTTAATTGCATAATAATATAATTTAAAAATCCCGACTGAAATCCGATCGGTCAGAATCGGCACAGTCAGGACTTAATAATATTTTTGTTTCAATCCCTGACCGAATTGTTATGTAAATGTAGTGAATTATAATTTATCCACCTCACTTTTAGCCCACTTTTTAAACGCTTCAAATTTTTCTAATATATTTTTTGAAGTTTCATTATCAATTGGTTGTAGTCCGTGATTAAAGGAATCTACCCAGACATTCATTTGCTTTTTAATTGGGGCTTTGGCTAATTTTTCGGCTTCTAATTTTTCAGCCTTTTCTTTTTCAATACGTTCGTTTTCAGCTTTAATTTCAGCGTCTTTTTTTGCTTTTAATTCAGCTTCAATTTTTGCTTTAGACTCCTGTTCTGCTTTTAAAATCGCATCTTGTTTGGCTTTTTCTTCAGCTAGTGCTTTTTTATCTGCTTCGTCTTGAATAGATTTTTGTTTTGCTAAAGCCTCGTTTCTCTCTTTCTGTAACGCTAGTTCCTTTGCTTCTGCTTTTAGTTTAGCATTTTCAACTTCAATAGCTTTTTGTCTTTCTATTTCTGCTAAGCGTTCTGTTTCTATTCTCAGCACTTCGGCTTCACGCTCTTTTAATTCATTTTCAAAGCGAGTTTTCTTGCCTAAAACATAATCGTCAAAATCGTAATCATTCATTTCTGAAAAATCTAATCCAGTAATGTCTTCGATATATGGTTTTAATCTTTCTATTCTTTCCAAATTCAAAACTCGTTTTGCTTCTTTTTCTTGATTTTCAAAGAACTTTTCCGCTTCCATAAGCTTTTCTTCCATTTCCTTATTAATGGCGACCTCTTTGTTTTTAATTGCATCAACAAAACGACCGCCGGCAAGATAAAAAGCCTTGTTGTTTTCGTGCCATTTTTCAATACCCTGAGTTCTATTCTTTACAATCTTCAAACGAAGCTCTTTGAATGTAGGTAAATTTTTAGCAGTAATATCCAGCTCTATAACATCAACATACGCATTTTTTAAAATCTCTCTTTCTGCTAATGTTGTTGATAATCCGCTAGTCATTTCTTTAGCTTTTTCAACTTCTAAGCCAAAAGTTTCTGGTTGTATTTCACTTGTTATTTCTACTTCTATTTGTGGAATTTCTTCATTTTTTTGATGTAAATCCCAAAGTACTTCTTCTCTTTTTTCTCTGTTCATAATGTTTATAATTTTGGTTTTTTAATAAATTCAACTTCACTATAATTCACTTCGATATTTTCAACATACGGTTTATCGAATACAGGATTGTTTACGTGTTCTTTTACTCTTGTATTAGCTCCGCCTGCTGTTACAGTATAAGTTGTTTTCTCCAACTTATCGTACTCAAACTTTCTAATAACTCCCAATTCATCTTGACATTTTTCTTTTCTTAAAGCAATTTCTTTTTCAAATTTATCTTTTATTACC